GGGGACAAACGTGTTACTAACTCGAGATTATTCAATCGAGGCAACTGTGTCGCTTTCTGTGTCATCGGCTTCTAGCTCTTCTTCGGAATCGTGGTCTGATGGGAGGCAAGCAGCGGTGTATGTGTTGATTTTTTCGTTGGTCAACAATCCAACTCCTTCTAGTGCAATCTGGAAGCATGCAAGAACAGCTGTAAAAGCTGAGGTTCCTGCTGTAGTGTAGCTAGCACGCAAATTATTGCCACTGAGCATGTCAAGGTAGGATGCATAAATCTTTGTGAACATCGTTAAACCTATGCCTTGTTCGGCAAAATAGGTTCTACCTGAGATCAGTGTGGCCCACGCGTCGGAGGACCAAGTTATGTCTCCAGAGGGGACAAACGCAAAAAAGCGCTTCAAGCCAGTAGTGTTAACTGGAGCACCTGTGAGATTAATTTGCAAATCAAACACAGGGAACGTAAAAACGCCCGCACTACTAAATTGCACCATGGTCGAGTTACCAAAAAGTGTGGAATCATAGAAGGAGATATCATACTTGACAATAATTGAGCCATACACTTTGCCTGGAATCAATCCAGAACCGTCCTTAACGACGAGCCGGGCTTGGTTAATCATGTTACCAGCAATCGAATCGTTATAGGACGCATCAGGTGCCACATAATATGGAGCACTAGGCGTGACAAAGTCGTGCGACATAGTCTGCACTTGGTAGACAGGGAATGCAATGGCATCTTTCTGAGTAATCAGCTGTCTGTAACCCATTTCTGAGTTGGGGGGCACTTCGCGTGCGGCATTGTGGTAAATCGCCATTCCGATTTGACCAGGTTCCATCTTTGAAACAATTGGTTCATACTGTACTTCCACACTACGGAAGAAATACTTTTCGTATAATTGTGCATACTTCTGTGCACGGGAACCAATCCACGTTGCTGGATTAAATAGCATCGTGTAAATGGTGTTTCCAAAGGACGTGGTACTGCCTATAGCAAGGCGAGTAATGTACTCTACACCACGAATTCTTATGCCATCCACCGTTGCAGCCACAAAGGGATCTTTGGGGTGGAGTTGCTTTACAGCAATCTTGTCAATAATGTTTGACTCATTGGCAATGGACGATTCGGGACCGCTCAAAAGAGGCGTCCGATTAGTTGAACCTTCCAAAATGGCACCAGAAGCCGGGGTACTTAACAAGTTTTCATTTTCAGAGAACTTGATAATCTGGGTTTTTCTACCTTTTGCATGAACTGCAACATGTCCATGCGTCGCATTGGTAGGGGGCTTGGGTTTCTTGACTTTCATGTCAAGTTTTTTGCCACTCTTCGCTTTGACCTTCTTGTCGAATTTCTTTTTGTCAACCATATCCTTAATGGAGGGTAGTTTTTTCTGAATAAGCGTTTTCAGAGAAGCTTTATTTTTGAGTTCGTTGACAGGGTGTTTGATTATGTCACCTTTTCCATCGGACAGGAGTTTGTTGTAAACAAACTTTACAGCATGCTTGAGTCCGGACTTAGCAAGTTGTCCACCATGTTTGGCAATGATGGGTGCGGCTAGGGAGATTAAACTTTCCATGTAGCGTTAATTTGTTGGGCATTATTTTGCTGATCAAACCCAACATCAAAGTGTACTATTTCGTGCAGCACGGAGCGATAAACCCAGTCATCAACTGAGGCATATGATGATGCCAATTGGTCATAATCCAAAGGAAGCTCATAAAGAGTCTTAGAGGATCGACGCAGTTGAACGGGGTACCGCTGGCGCAACCAGTGTACATAACCTGCTATACGGGAAAATTCATCTCTACCAATCGGTACTGCAGCTAGAAGGGCTGATAAGGCCTTCATGTGCGCTACAGAGGGATCTTTGGGATGTTTTGTGAATTGGCACGTGGCTACCAGACGTTGGTAGTCCCTACGTGGCCCAATGAATTGCTCACTCGGAGTATCAATCACACCTATGCTGGCAGACAAGAAATTAATTTCCTTTGGTGTCTGGATGCCTTCGGTTTCATAGATGTAACCAATAGATGCCAAATAATCTGGCAATTGCTGGAAGAAAGGTGACCACTCTTTGTTGAATGCGATAAAATTATCATCACCACCAATCATCCAGTAGGTTTCATTCAGGAATTTCTCAGCTGAATAACCCAAATCATGACATGCTAACAATAGCAAAAACAAGATCATCAACGAATTTAAAACAATCGTTAGCACATGACCTGATGCTTGTTTACCGGTTAGGTATATCAAAGTTCCATCCCACAGTGCAACATTCTTGAAAATGTTGTCGCACGCGAGACGGCTGAAAATTGTATTTTCAGGAGTGTTTGCAGAAAATTCTAGCGGGTAGCATTCTAGCATGGCTTCATAAATGCAAGCCATGATAGTGTCAAGAACAGTTTTGTCCCAGGATCCCATATCAGCATGTAATGCCAACTGGAATTTGGAGACCTGTTCATACAGTTCAGCGAAGTGAATCTGTT